CGATGATCGAGTGGACGGCGTGCCGCCGGGCAAGGCGGACCCGTTGCAGGTCGGCCTCGGTGGCGTTGCCGGCGTCATAAATCTGCTCGGCGAGCAATTCCTTGCGGCACACGTCGCGGTACAGTTCGAGGGTCTGCGCGGCGGCTAGCACGGGGTTGAATATGTCGCTCTCCGGCGGCACCAGCAGGACTTCCTGCTGATCTCCCCACCAGCCGCAGACCTTGCACAAGCGGTCGGCGTCTCGACTGCTTTCCAGGGGTGCCGTGCAACGAGGACAGAACTCAGCCATTTTCCGGTTCCTCGTTGAAGCCCTTACTTTCCAGCTTGAAGTCCACAACCACTTTGTTGGCTGCCGGCCGTCCGAACCTCCGGTCGATCTCGGCCAGCGCGAATCGGATGATGTTGTGCGAATATGGCCGCTTGCCCACGTAAGGGGCTTCTCGCTTGATCCGCTGCCGTACTTCGCGTAAGGTCTCGCTCACAGTCCTAGCTCGCGGAAGGCGTGGATTTCGTCTTTCGTGGGCCTCTGGAGCGTTTCGCGCCGGAGCCGGTGGAGTCGGTCGTACTCATCTTTCTCTTGGCGGTACGCTTCGAGGCTCGCCTGGTACGCTTGGCGGCAGGCTTCTTTGGTGCCTTTGCCGCTCCCTCGACACTCGGGGCAGTCGATGCGTCGGACGTTTCCGTATCCTTCGACCGGGCATGGCGGGTCCGCCGGGTCGTCGATCCGTCCTTGCCCTCGGCAGGCGAGGCAGGGGTAACGGTTTCCGAAGTCGCTTCCGTGGGCAAGGCAGAAGAGTCCGAAGTTTTTGTAGGACCGCCGGGGCCGGGCGCGTCGGAAGCCGGTTGTGAACTCTCGGTGCATGACTCGTCTTCTTCTTCGTCGGTGTCGTACTTGCCCGGCCGGTTGTCGGTCAGGATGGCATACAGCCGGCGGTCCAGTTTCTTTCTCGCCCACAAGGGCAAGCCGCTCGGCAGCTTGCCGCCGAACAGTTCCTTCAAGGCCCGGATGCCCGTGGCCTCGCACGCCTTTGCCCAGAGGCGATTGTGCTTCTCGCACTCCTCCTCGGCCGCCTTCAACGTCTTCATCAGGCGGCGGTGAACATTCACGAAGTCCCACATCGGATGCAGCGTTCCATCGCTGTAGGGGATCAACGTTCGCACGCACGCCTGGAAGCGAGCGGGCACGCGGACACCATAGACCTCCTTGCGCCAAACGATCCGGTAGCCCTCTTCCGAGAACCACGTTCGCCGGACCTTTTGGTTCTGACCACGCTTCTTCTTGCGGTGGAATTCCATCAGCCTCTTCCTCGGCTCTTACGCGGGTGCCCATCTTCGTACTTGTTGTGCCCCCTGGGCGGCGTCACGAGCACACGGCGAACCTTCTTCCGGCCGCATTTCTCGCAGCGCGTGGGCTGCTTGGCGTCCATTGCCTGGAATGCCTCGAACGTATGGCCGCACGCGCTGCACTGAAGGTCATACAGCGGCATGTCAGTTTTCCGGTTCGGTCTTCGGACGCTCGACGACCACCACGTTCTTGAGGTTGGTGATCTTCACCGGGCGGCCGGTGTTGCTGTAGCCGCCAACGGAATCCGGCGTTACGCGAATGACGTTCATTTTGTTGAGCCCCATCGCGGAGCCGCGCCGCCACGGGTAGACGATCAGGTCGCCGGGGTGTATTTCGCGGCCCAGGAAATCGCTCGGGTTCATCGTTGTCCTTTCGAGGAAGAGGAAGAAAAGGTGGTGCGACCGTCGATCAACGCGCCCCGCACCGTAGGCCGATTCCAACCCGTTTCAGGAGGCGAAGGGTCTGGTTGTTTGACGGGCTTCAGACGGCGCACCCGCCCGATGTCGCCAGTGCGATGTCTTCGGGAGTCAACGATTCGTACTCGGCCGGCATGTCGAAGTCGTAGCCTTCGGGCACCTCGTAGTCGTCGGGCGGAAATTGCTTTTCCCACCCTTTGGACAACTCGGCCGCTATCTCGCTGCGGGCGGCCCGGTAGTTGGCCACGTAGTTCATGCGGGTCCACAGTTCTTTACTGGGCAGTTGCCGGTCTTCCACCATGCTGTGAAACTCCGGCCAGAACTTCGGGTGAATCTCATGGCGCTTGAGGATGGCGTTCAGATTGGGCACTAGCGTTCTCATGGGTGGCTCCCTATGTCGGTTGGTGTTGCCTCTCCGCTGGGAGATCGCAAAACGCCCGTGAATCTGGAGTGGGATTTTGGCTGCCGACAAGTTTTCCCAAGGCCCGATTGAGCAAGTCCCACGCGAGCAGCCGCTTTCGGGGAAACCGGCGATGGTTCCGCTTCTCCACTTGCGGCCGGCGGCATCGCACAGTTCGATGCGGTAGCTGCCCTGGGTGGGACTGCCGGTGCCGGTGTTGACGATCTTGCCGGTGGCGATAACCTTGGCGCAGGACTCGTCGCCCCAGGGTGCTAGCTCGATGGTGATGCGGAGCATCAGTAGCACTCCGGCCACGGTTCAGCGTCTTCGGGGTGGTGTTCTCCAGGCGTGCCGTGCCACGCCTCTCCGTCGCCGCAGCAGTCGCACACAGAAACGTCGTGGCAGGAGTTGGCCGCGATCCAATCGAGGATGACCTGGTGGTCGCCGGTTTCGTCGAAACGGTCTAGCGCCCTCTCGTCCACCTGATGGAGGTTGAGGAAGCCGGTGCCGTCGCAACGGGTGCAATGGACGCTCATTCGACCTCCCACAAGGCGCGATGGATGTACTCCGACCGCTTCATGCCGTGCTCTTCGACGATCTTGTCGCAGTAGCCCCGGTCGATCTCGATTAGGGTGCAGGGGTAGCCCAGCGGCCGGCAAACGCGGAGCGTCGTGCCCGTGCCGCCGAAGGGGTCTAGGACTGACTCGCCTTCTGGCGTGGTGAACTTCACGCACCGCTCGACCAGCCCCTCGTTGAGTTGCGTCGGGTGCCACGGACGGCGCTGCTTGCTGTTGCCCACGACGCGAGTGAAGTCGAACACGTCGCCGGGCACCCGCCCGCGCGGGTCAGCCCGCTTGTCGCCGTTCTCCTGCCGCCAACTCGGCACGCGGATCGCATCGGGACGCAGCGGGGCGTCACACCACCGCAGCCGCCAGAGCGGCCGGTGGTTGTTGCCCAGGTCGTGGTGGCAATGTTGCCCGAAGGTGAAAGTCTGGACGCAGGGCTTGGCTTCCAAGCCGCTGGTCCGCCGGACGATCTCGGCGACGATGCGGCCAACCTCGAAGGTCCACTTCGCGTTGAAGCTGAACCAAACGGTCTTGGCCCTGTGAACAAACAGGTGCAACCAGGTCTCCAGCAGGTCCACGTATTGGTGGTCGGGCAGTCTGTCCTTGTAGCTCTGGTAGCTCAGGCCGATGTTGTCCGGCGGGTCCGCCAAGATCGTGGTCCAAGTCTGGCGGTTGCCGTTGAGGTAATCGAGACAGTCGGCGTTAATCAGGGTGTGCATGGATCAATGGCCTCGATGATGTTCCAGCCTTCGTACTCGTAGCCGTTATGGCGGTCGAGCAGCCAACGGATTGCACGCGCGTCGCCGGCTCGCGCCTCGATCACGCCTTCTTCATCGCGGTCGTAGCAGTGCCAGTCGTCCAGTTGCTTGAACAACTGACGCATGGCTGCTTGCAGTCGTTCGGGCGTATCGACGAGGAAATAGTCGTCGCCATGTCTGCCGTGGTAGACGAGAATCTTCATGGCCGCCTTCGCTTGACGACCACATAGGTGCCGATCCAGCCGCCGATGATGTAGGCCACCACGGCGGCAATGCACTTCTCCACAATCAAGACCGTTGAGACGATGGTGCAAAGGTAGAGCAAGGCGCTGAAGTTGGCCGCCGTCAGCGGCTTTCTACAGGTCACGGCATCGACACACAGCGTCCATACGATGTCCATGAGGAACCCGCAGAGAAACGCAAAGATGACGACGATCAACCACGGCATACATCACTCCGTCAGTTCGCCCGACATGCTATGGCATTCCGGGCACTCAAGGTTCGATAGCTCTCCGTCCGCGGGCACCACGGCGACCCAGGTGTGGCTGCATACTCGGCATGAAGCGAATCCGGTAATCCAGCCTTCTTGGTCATCCATCACTTGCCCTTCGCGTAGCGTTCCAGTGAGTCGAGCACGAGCCAGCCGAGTTGCGCGAGGAAGCTGCCGGCACAGCCGGCCGCAAACACGATACAGGGCCGGTAGCTCAGCAGAGCCAGTCCCAAGGCAAGGCCGCACCAGAAGCCGGCGCACTGGTAGCAATCCATGACGCGAGCCACCACGGGCAGGCGCGGCTCGATCCATTCGTAGACCGGCTCACTGATCTCACCGTCCACGATGATGTGGGTCATGCCCACGACGCCGAGAGTGAAAAGCAAGAGGTTCATTGCGGCTCCACGTCGATTGACTCCGCCGGCACCGGCTCCACGGCGCTCTCCTGTCGCTTCAGGGAGAATGTGATGGTCGGGATCAGGTCGCCGGCGACCAGCTTGTCGTCGTCCGTAACGTATTCGAGGTTGACGGCGCAGGCGTCGATCCCGGATTTGTCGGCCACCTGCGCCAGCTTGACGAGGGCATCGGCCACCTGCTCGCCGCTCATAGCCGATGCCTTGATGCGGTCGAGTAGAAACAGCGGAATGGGCATGGCTTAGTGGAAGAACTTGGGACGGGTGACATCGTTGAACCAGTCGTCCAGGGCCGAGCCACTGGAAACTAGGCCCACAGACATTTCTTCCAGGACTCGGCAGCGGGCATCGCTGTCTTCGCGGCTAAGGCTGGAGAAGACGTGGCCACTGGTAATGGCCTGCCAGCAGGTCGCCACCTTTGCGGCGAGCTTCTGCTGATAGTCGGCCTTGACCCGGCCGCGATGGCGGGCGTAGCGGAGCGTGGGCGGGTTCCCCTCGCCCATGAACTTAGCGCACAACTCTTCGATCCCCAGCACGACGTTCTCGTCGCCGATCTTCTCGCCCAAAAGCCAGCCGTAGAGGCAGAGTTGATCGGCATACTCGTCGTTGCAGAACTCCATATAGCCGGAATTGATCGTGAGGCCCCGGAAGTCCATCGCCTTGTACATGGTGTGCTCTTTGCCTTGGCTCCGGCTGGGCTTTTCCGACCGAAAACCGTCCAGACAGACGGCGTAGCCCTTCGACGGGCTGGACCCGTACTTGGAGCAATAGCCCCGAACCTTCCAGTCGAAGACGCACGACACGCGGCCTTGGCCCAGGTCCAAAACGAAGCGACAATCGGGTTTGCCGGTGAAAGGCACCCCTTCGATCAGGCCGTCCACCTTGAACTCGAAGCGCGGCGGCTCTATCGACCTGCGAAGCAAGTCGAGCAGGTCGTCGTAGGCCCCAGCCAGCTTGTATGCCTTGAAGACCCGCTTGCCGGCCGTCAAGGCGAAGTCGCGGTTGTGAGGCTCAACCTGACTCTCGAAGATCGCGCCGAACTCGAATTGGGCCGGCATGTCGCGGCCGAACAGAGCGTAGGCCAGCATCGACTTGACATAGGCGTCGAAGGCGCTGCCCACGGCGGCCGGCTGCTCTTGCGGCAGGCGAGGCGCGGGGTGGTCGGCCAGATAGCGGATGTAGAATTCGTCCTGGTCCTTGTACCAGAGAGACATGGACGAGTAGCTGAGAAACTTGGGAATGCGCATGTCAGACTCCGGTGGTGGTGACGGGGCGGCCGAGAATCTTGGCGACCACGACCTCTTCGCGCAAGCGCGGTGGCAGAGCGGCCAGGGCCTTGATCTTGTGCAGGCAGCACTTCTTGGCCTTCTTGCCGCTGCCGCAAGGGCACTTGTCGTTGCGGCAAGGCAGCTTTTCTTTCCGATAGGGTTCCATGTCGTTCTCCAAGATTTCCAAAGCCGGGTACTGCGCGTTTCCGTGTCGTCGGTATAATCGCCCGTACTCCACGCGCCCTTGATCGCCACCCACGGCCAGCTACTACCGAAATCTCGCTGGCTTCCCTCCCCGGCTTAGACTTGCTTGCCGAACGGAATCTGGTGCCAGATTCGTTCGTGGTAGTAGAAAAGGATCAACTTCACGATGAAGCAGATCAGCGTGAACACCGCACACCCGCCCAAGTTGCCGAACGTGGCGTAGGCCAGGGCAAAGCAAACAAGATTCGAGAAGGTTTCCCACGAGACGGCCTTGACGAAGGACCGCCTGGGCGTGCTCGGGTCGGGCTTCACTTCTTCACCCTCCTGACGATCTTGCGGCCGACGCCATGATTGGCTGACTCGATGCAGTTCTCGCCCATCCAGTTGAAGAAGTACCAGCGGTTGAGCCGGTCGATCACCGGATCGTGGGCGACGTGCCGCAGATAGGTCTTCACTTCGTCCCACGTCGAGAAGATCATCTCGAAGGGCAACGTGCCGAAGAGCCAGTCCGGGGTGTGTTCGATTCCCTGCTCCACGCGCACCAGGACCGGCTTCTTCATCCGGTTCGCCCAGAACAGTTCTTCGTATGTCCCCGTGGCGTGGACTTGCAGATCGAGGTTCACCACGAGGAAGTCGCAGATGTCCACCATCCGCAGATCGACGGGACGAATCTGCTTCATCTGGTTGCGGACGAACTCGAAGTCGCCGGCCCGCTTTGCCTTGTGGCGCAGGGCGCGGTTCTCCAGGTCTTCCACGCCTATGTCGATTGGCTTGCGCGTCGGGTCGAGCCAGAGAATGTTCAAGTCCTTCAGGCTCTCGATCAGGTCTTGACGCCAGCCGACGCCGCCATCGGTCACGCGGTCCATTGCGCCGCAGAGGTAGCCCCGGTTCCAGGCCAGTCGGTTCATCTTGGACTTCTTCACGGCAGCAGCTCCAAGTAGCGGGACGAGCCGAGGCGAGTGCAGCCCAGGTCCAGGTAGCGGGCGGCGTCGGAGTAGGTCTTGATGCCGCCGCTGGCCTTCACTTGGGCCTCGCCATTGACGGCTTCCAACATGGTCTTGACGGCTTCGGGCGTGGCCCCGCCGGGTCCGAAGCCGGTCGATGTCTTCACGAAGTCCACACCACTCTTGACACACAGGCGGCAGGCTTCGCGGATTTGGTCCGGCGTGTAATAGCAGGTTTCCAGAATCGCCTTGACGAGCACGCCGCGTGGGTGGGCCGCCTTGACGATTGCGGCGATGTCCCAGAAGGCGTCGTGGTGGCCGCTGTCGAGAAACCGGCCGTAGTTGACCGCCACGTCAAGTTCCTTCGCCCCACAGTCCATTGCCGCTAGGGCCTCGGCGTACTTGGCCTCGGGCAGCGTGTTTCCGTGGGGAAAGGCAATGATGGCGCACACGTTGCCGTACAAGTCGCTCGCCATCGGCACCCAGACTGGGGCAACGCAGACCGACTTGATCTGCCGGGCGACGGCCAGGGCACAAGCGGCGCGCACGTCGGCGGCCGTGGCGGTCGGCTTCAAGACGGCCAAGTCCAGGGCAGCGGCAATCTGTTCGCGGGTGTAGCTCATAAGCAGATCGAACCTTCCACTTCGTTGCCGAAGGCGTCCCAGCCAGATCGGCGGGTGCGGGCGAACATTTCCAGGTAAGGGCCGGGAGACGCCGACTCCACGAGCCGGTAGAACTCCTCGGGCTTCTCGCTGTGACGGCCTCGCGGCCATGCGAACCACGTTCCGCCGGTCGGGCCGAAGGGGTTGCCGTGGCGTGGCCCCTTGCGGCAGACCAGGACGTGCTCGCTATTGCACTGGAAGCGGCCCACGCCCAGGCCAGGCTTGGCCCAAGTGAGCACGTTCCACGGCTCGAAGCCCCAGGCCCGCGCCACCTCGTAGCCCCAATCGACGTGCTGGTTCACCACCCACAGCCACAAGTGGGCTTGCTTGGCGGCCGGCACCTTCAGGCTGCAAATGTCCCGCACGCTCATGGTCCGGTACTGCCGCTGCGGCCCCGCCTTGAAGGACGGGTGCCCCGCGTTGAGCGTCGGGGTCCACGGCGGATCGGCGATGATCGTGCGGTACTTACCGGCGGACGGCATCACTTAGCTCTTGGAGTCTCTTTTCGCGGGCGTTGATATGGTCGTGGCCGAAGAAGGGCCAGTAGTCGTGCAGGGCCTCGTGCGCCAGCACGATGGCGGTTTCCTCGGGCGCGAAGTCGATCAAGAGGCAGGTGTCGAGCGTCACGCCCGGACACCAGGGGCAGTTGCAGCCAATGGACTTGCCCGCCTCGCCACCGGGGTTAATCACTGGCCCGGTCAGCGGCATGAACATCACGTCCCACGCGCCGACCTTGTGGTAGCGCCGAATCGTGTAATCCAAGACGCTTTGCAGATCGGGGTCGTCGCAGAAGGCCCGCATCCGTTTCAGGTGGGCGACGGAGCGGTCGAGATACCTCTGCTCGCCGCGGTGGTCGCCGGTCATGCTGTAGTACATGCCGCCAATGATCGGGATGCTGAGTTGCACGATGAGCGAGTAGAGAGCCACCCTCAGCGTCAGCCTTACCCAGTGGCGAAGTCGCAGTTTCATCGGCGCGCAGTGCGAAACAGTTGATGGTTGATAGCAAAGTGACTGGCTACTCCTTCACGTAGCCTTCGCCTTCGGCCCAGCCTTCTAGCTCGCCGGTGCCGAAGACCTCAGCCGGGTTGTAGGTTCCCCGGACGAAATCGAGAATGTTCCGTTCCGAGTACACGTCGTCGATTTCGATGTTGTTGCGTGTGTGCTCGGTAAGCCGGTCCTCGTCGAACACGTCGCCTGGGGAGAGATTGGCCTTGATCCATTCGATGGCCTGGTCCAGCGGATACTGGACGAGCATTTCGTCGGCGAAGTCCCGATTCTGCTGCGCGGTTGCCATCAGATTTTCCCCATTGCTTTGGCGACGATCGCCCCGATGAAGCAAATGCAACAGACCGTGATAACGGCCACGACCGGCGGGCACGTCATGGTCACGACCACAGCACCGGCCAAGAGAGAAATCACGAGGGTCACGAGTCCGGCCATGTTATTCACCCTTCAAGCGTTTGATGGTTTGCAGATAGTGGCTCTCGCAGTTGCGGCAGTCCCGGCAGTAGGCCGAGTTGATGCTGCTGCACATGCTCACCAGCCGATTGCCGGCGTAACGGTACATGACCCAGCGCATGAACTCCTTGGTCGGACACCAGTAGGAATTGATGTGCCGCACACGCCACTGGTAGCACTCGCCCTTGAAGAGCAGGTCGGCGGGCACCTGCGGCTCATGGTCGTAGTAGGCCATGAAGGTAATCACCACCGGCACCTGGGCGGCGGTCCAGGCAGCCACGGCCTGATCCACCAGCCGCAGATTGGTTGCCGACGTGCGAAGGCGCACGAACATCAGGTTGGCGTCCGGCGAGTGCCAGTCGTCGCCGTGCCGGTTCGGCATGGCGTAGCTGCCCTCTTGCTCCTCCTTGGGATTGGCCGTCAGCACGACCGGGCCGGGAAAATCGAAGCGGAGGATCGACGTGTTGAAGAAATAGCGCCGATACCGCTTGGCGGTCTCGATCACCAGGTCGCGCTGGTTGTTGCTGTCGTTTCCGCAGTTCATCCGCACGATGCCGTCGCCCACTTCTTCGGGCGTCGGGACGTGTGGGCGGTCGATGGGCACGTAGTAGGCCCCCGGCCGGTTGTAGAAGCACTGGTTGCAGCCGATGGGGCAAGGCCCGATCTGCGGGATGCAGTCGAAGAACGGCGTGCCTTCCTGTTTCGGGTTGCGTTTGAGTGCCGAGGCTTTCGCTGGCTTGCCTTTCGGGCCGGAATTGACTGCCGTGATCTCGTAGCAGGAGTCCGAGCGGTTGACGATCTTGTAGTCGAACTTGCCTTCCAGCCGAAGCTGCCGGAGGATGCGATCCGGGGAGGCCGGGGCAATCTGTGTCCGGGCGGCGATGTAGTCGTGCAAGTCCTGGATGTAGAAACGCGGCTGCGCAGTTTGCCAGCGGTCCCGCACGAACGTTTCCACGAGACTGCCGATGTTGGCTTGAACACGCGATAGTTCTGCGGCTTGACTCACGGTGCGAACCTCATTGGTCGGATCAATCGCTCAAAAATTGGTGAATCGGACTTCGGTGTGCCGCCGTACTGGCGATAGGCGATCTTGGGCATTGCAGTCACTCGGAATCCCTCCGCCGCCAGTAGCGCGCCTCTTTGGGAACGCCGTCGTCGGTCAGTTCGCGGTACTTGAACGTGACCATCTGGCCCTTCTTGAATTGCTTGCCTTCAACCCAGTAGGGAGTGTCGATGCCAGGGTTGTTTGTGGCCCAATCGCGGGCCATCGGATCAGCGAATTCCCGCTCGGTGTCGGTCAGGCCCGCTAGCTCCAATCGCTTGCCGCAGTAGTCCACGATCAGGGCACCGATCTTGCCCAAGAGCCGGCTGCCCTTGTTCGTCTCACGGCCGCTGGTGAAGCCAACCACACGGGCCTCGGCGTCCTGGAACGGTTTGTACTTGAGGATGCTGCGGTGGCGCTTCGGCATCCAAATGGCGTCGGGGCTGCGAATCACAACGCCCTCGCCGCCCTGGTCGAGCACCCGTTGCAAGTAGGATTCCACCTGGTCGTTGGCCTCGGCCGGAATGTCGATCAACTTTGTTTGCCGGTGGAGGTAGCAAATCGAGGCATCCGTGTTCTCCAGGGCCTCGCTGAGCACGGCCACTTCCTTGCCGAATGTCTGGCCGGCGGTCAGGAACTTGAAATGGTCGCCCAGGCAGCGCTTGGGAACAGGGACGCCCTCGAATCGCTCGCCTCGGGAATTGAGGCGCTGTCTGATCCACGCTTCAATCGTGAGGTAATCGACGTTGCAGACCATGTTGGCGTTCTTGATCTCGCCGGTGCTAAAGATCGCGGCGAGCGGCGGTGTGGAGTACACCGCGAAGACGATCTGGCTGAATCGCTCGTCCGGGGTGTCGCCGCCGCAGATGCTCCGGCAAAGTTGGAACTTGCCCCGTCCAGCCCACAACTCGCCGTCCAGTGGGCAAGCCGGCAGCCGATTGAGCCACCAGTCGGGGGCCATGATTGGATTGCCGTAGCGGCTCCACAGGCCGGTCGCTACGGGCTTGATCTTGGCCTTCCTCTGGCCGGTCTTGGGGTCGATGATCGAGGCCCAGGGCACCTCCTCAGTGGGCAGGCCACGGGTCAGTCCGCCGTCCCAAAAGCAGCGAGTGCCATCTAGCTTTTCCGATACAAACCAACCCGCCACGCTATGCTTGCGCGGGTCGTAGTGATCGGCCAATTGCAGAAACTCGCGTCGCGCCATCATTGCACCTGTACCGAAAGCAGGGATCGGAGCAGCAATTCCACGTCGGCTGTCCGCCGCGTGCGGACCCGTCGCTCGACTGCCACCGGCCGGCTGTAGACCGTCAGGCCGGGCCAGCAAGCGGCCCGCTCCAACCAATCGGCCGGAATGAACTCGACGACGTGCATGTACGTGTCACCTCAAAAGATTTGTCAGTCTCTCCGCTGGGAGATCGTAAATCCGGGTGACTTCTGGAGTGCCACCGCGAGTTTTTCTTCCAAGTACCCGCGAGGGTCTGAAGCCCAATGTTCATTCCAGGGCCTTGGGACGGTGATGGCGTAGCCGCCGTGGGCCTCGAACCGCTCGATGTTTTCGCTGTAGTCGTCGATCAGCAGGGAGTCAGGACGAGCGAGAAGATGCTTCCGGGGCGTGATGGCGTACTGCCGGTGCATCCACTCGGGAAAGTGGTCGTGAATCCACTCCAGCTTTCCCGCCAGGCAATCGGGGTCTTTCGTGGGCGAGGTGGCGATGCACACGTTCTCGCGGCCAACGGCTTGAGCGCAGGTGTCCAACAGCCAAGCGAAGAAGTCCGATTCGGGCACCTTGACCCACAGGGAACGCGGGATTGACGCCCAGAGCGTGGCCGGGGTGTAGCGCGGCTCACCCAACATGGCGTTGGCGGCGGCCGAGATGTTGAAGCCGTGTTCACGCGGGTAGCGAGCGTAGTCGCTTGGACCGATGCCGCAACCGACCGAGTGCAGCACGAAAGGTGCCAGCGTATTGCACACGTCGTCCAGGTCTAAGAAGATGCGTCGGATCATGCGTTGCGCAGGGCCTCCAGTTTGCGCTGCACGCGGGCGTCAATCTGCTTGGCCATGCGTTGTGTGGCCATGCGCGATTTGCCAATGGCGGCCCCAATCTCGACGAGGGTGTAGCCCGCTTCCCGCATGGCAACAAACGTCCGCTCGTCTTCACAGACGCAACACGAGTCGATCAGATCGCGGATTTCCAGTTCCTCTTCGCAGGAGGGAACCGCGAACCGTTCGGGAATGACGTTGCAGACCTCGGGCGCTTCTAGCTCTTGTCCATTCGCACGGGCGCGATACTTGGAACGAGGAGGCAATCGAATGGTATGTTCTGCCTCAACCAATTCCCCAAGTTCACGATTGATCCACATGCCAATGAAATCAGTTGGCGCAACGGGATCGGTGTTGCGCGGCCCCTCGCCGCGAGCCATTTTGTTGACAGCTTTGACCAGGCCGACGCATCCAGCACTGACCAAATCATCGCGGAGATGTGCGATACTTGGGAACGAACGGATGAAGGCTTCCACCTTCGAGAGCACTAACGGCATGTTGCCGTTAATCATGGTCTCACGAGCTTCCTTGTCGCCCGCCGCAACGAGCGGATGCAAGTCGGCGTTCTTCTCAGCAGTCCATGTCTCGTCGTTGGTCGCATGGTGCAGACCGGCAACTAGCTTCTCGTTGTACTGGTTACTCACAGGTGCGTTCTCCAACGGGATCAATCCGCCAGGCACAGCGGGTGTAGAACTGGTGGGCCTCGCAGGCGAGGCGGGAGTAGTCGTAGGCCGACCCCTTGGGGTCGTAGATGTGGCCGTGGTCGTAGGCGACTGTGTGGCCGAAGCGTGCGCCGGTGCCGTCAATCACGCCGCGACTCGCCCGGATCGTCTCCTCGAACCGTCGCCAGTTGTTGTCCGCATAGAGCACCGCCTTATGTGGCCCGCCTTCCGTGGGTTGTAGGACGGGGAACAGTTCCACCGGCGTGACGGCAAAGGCGCGAGCCAGGGCGACTTGGATTAGCTCTTGGATGTGGAAACAGCGTCGGCACAGCGGCTCGGGCAGATTGGGGAAGACGATCTCGCTGCCGTCATGGCCGATGGCCGCGAGCAGGTCGGCGACGGGCGTGTCCAAGGCCATTGCGAAGGCCAGAGGCATACACATCCACGGTTCGGGGCGTTGTTGCAGTTCCATAGGCGCAGGGTCTCTCCGCAGTTGGCGGTTCTTAGCGGGTTGAAAGAGGCGAGCTACCAGCCTTCGCGGTCTAGCTCGTCCAGCAGGGCGTCGATGTCAGGAACCTGACCCCACGACGCTTTCCAGTAGGCGCGCCAGTTGGGTGGCGCGAACAGCTTGTCATATTCTTCTTGTGTGGCGGCAGTGAGTATCCAGATGCCGATGCCGAAGGCTTCCCACACGGGCCATTTCAGCTTTTGGGCCTTGGTGAAGCTGTAGTTCTTGCCTGGTCGCTTCACGTCGATCCAACGCTGTCCCCATTTCGGGTGTGCGATGAACAGATCGGGCACGCCCATTTGAAAGGCATTGCCGATCATCCGCTCGACGTGCCAGCCTCGAATCTTGAGGAAGGCAATCAGCGCTTGCTGGATGTGCCACTCTTGGCTGTGTTTTGGCCGCCGGATGTCGCCCACTACTTCATCATCTCCGGCGCTCTGATCTTGACCTGCGTGGCTCCCGATTTCTTTTCCGCCCAGTTGTTCATGCCCTCGCACCAATCCATACCGATCAACGGCACGTAGGGACGGAAGTGCTCGACGGACTCGCGGACAACCTCGGTGACGCTTGGAACCATGTCCGGGCGGGTGACGCACATGATCTCGTCGTGAATGTTCATGGGGGCGACGTGCCAATCGTTCACACCGACCGGCTGCAAGTCCCAAATCTGCCGCTGGACGTGCTTGGTGATTTCGGCACCAGGCGACTGGATTTCATGGTTCGCCGCCGCCCGCATGTTGGCCGCCTGCATCGAGAACGCCGCCCCGTAGAGGGCCGACGAGACCGCGCCGCCGGCAGTCTGCACGCGGTCACGGCGGACCACCTTGACCTTGCAGTCCTTCCAGTGCTTGGGCGTGTTGCGGGCCAGATCGAAGATCGCGCGTGAAATGCGGTTTTCGAGCGTGAAGTAGCGACGGAACCCCAGCATCGTCTCGGCGTAATCGGCCGGGTCTTTCCAAACGACCTTGGTGCCGATGCCGCCCGGCTGGGTCATGGAGCAGAACGAATCGGCGACCCGCTTCCGCCACTTCTTGACGCCCACGAAGCGGCTGCCGAAGCTCTCGATGGCGTGCTTGGCGACTTCTTCGCTGATGCCCAGACGGTTGACCAGCGTGCTATGGTCGCCGCCATAAAGCATCGTACCGAAGAAGCCTTGCTTGCCCTTCGTGTACATATCGTTGGTCGTGCTGCCGTCGCTCGACTTGACCTCTTCGTAGGTCGTGCCGGGGAAGATCGCCATGCCGAACAGGGCGTGAATCTTCCGGCCAGCAATCAACTCGGCGCGCAGCGCCTCGTCGTCGCACACAGCGTCAGCGATTGTCACCTCGAAGGAACTGAAGTCGCCGCCGCAGAGCAGATACCCATTCCAGGCCAAGGGGAACGTCTGCCGGACTTCCTTGGTGTGCTTGATCCCCTGGGCATTGAGGCCATCCGCCCCGGCCATGCGGGACGAGAGGGCACCAATCACGACAAACGAGGCATGGAACTTGCCGGCCAAGAGCAACTTGTCGTATAGCTCGATTTCCTTGGCGGCGAACTTGACGCCGAGGATCTCCTTGGCACGGGCACCGGCCGGGTGCCGGCCGACCTTCAGGAAGCCCGTACCGCCGCAGCGTGCGCAGTGCGGGTCGTCGCCCTGGCACTTGCCGCACGGCTCCGGCTCGCCGACGTAGCAGACACCGTTACACTGCGGGCAAATGTCCGTTTCCTTGTCCAGGTGGCCCTTGCCCTTGCACGCCGGGCACATTTGGCCGATGCCCCACCTGCTGATCGCTTCGAGGTTGGCCTTCTTCGTGGAGGTGTCGAGAATCAGGTGCTCGGTGCCGTCCATCGCGGCCATGACGTAGGCGCGGACCTCGCTCGGCTTGTTAATGTTCACCGGGCTGGCCGCCACTGCCGCCTCGGCCTTCGCCTTCAGGGCTTCGATCCCTTCGCGGTTGATTGTAAAACCGTGCCAGCGGACGGCCGCCACCATGCAGGTCAAGGTGGAGTCGTTGTCACCCGGCTCCGGGCAGCCGAAGTGTTTGTCCAACTCGCGCGTATAAACGATGTCGTCGTTGGCATAGTCGCGGGCATCTTCACGGGTGGCCCAGTGGTGGATGAATTGGCGAATCACGGCTGGCCAAGCGTACTTCGTGACTTTCTTGCCGCCGTCTTCGTCAGCCTCGATTGCCCAGTCCTTTTCGGGACTCGACACGGCCAGGGCCGTGGGCGCATAGCCCAACTCGTAAGGCCGCCACGCCGGGGGCGGCTCCACGTCCTTGTAGTGATACTTGGGCTTGAGCTTCAGGGCGTGCTCGGCGAGGAACTTGAGGCCGCCAGCCGGGTTGAACTTCAAGACGACATCCTTGAACTCGGTATCCAGATCGCCGAAAGAATCGTGCCGGTCGAAGACCTGCCACTTGGGCGCTTCCGGGTCGGCCGACTTGGCGAAGTAGATGTTGTCGAACTGGACACGGGCCTCTAGCTCGCGGGCCAGGGCGTAGGCGAGGGCCGTGGGAACCCGCTTGATCCTGACATCCTCGCGGGCCATTAGCGACTGGTAAGGGCCTTTGCGGCTGTGGAGCATCAGGTCCAGGACCGCCGCCGGCTTGATGCACGGGCCGTCCTGCCCCTGCGGCTCCAACATGGCGATCTCGTGGATGTGCTCTTCGGGTATCCAGTCCGGGTCGCATAGGCGGAAGACGGTGTAGATTTTGCAGACGTGGAACCAGTCGAAGGACAGATTGAAGCCCACAACCGTATGCTGGCATATCCACTCGATCAGCGCCAGCGTCTCGCGGACGGGCCGCCGCCAAACCTCGTACAGGACAATGAGGCCGTCTTCCACGGCGTACTGCAACAGCACCATCATGCTGTGCAGCCCGCATGTCTCCGTATCGAGGTAGAGTTTCGGCGGATGCTTGCTCATTTACAAAACCTCGTAGGACCAACGGCTGCCGTCTTCGCGCTTTCCCTGGATGCTGGCGGCCGTGACCGGCTTCGTGCGGTAGAGGCCGTTGCGGAACCGGATTTCCAGGGTGAGGCCCTTGCCGATCCAGGAAGGGATCGGCGCTGCCGGACTCGACCAATGGAAGCTGTGGAGCACTTGCCCCACGGTGGCAACCCGCAGCGCGGGATCGCTCGAACTGATCTCCACAATGCCGTGGACCGGGTACATGACCCGCATTTCATAGAGATAAGGGTCAGCCTCCAAGAGGATGGTGGTATCCGCTTTCAGTTTTCGTATGTCGATCCCTGGCTCAGCCGGCGGCTTGATCGGCGTGTTCATCAGATGTCACTCCGCTGGGAGATCGGGATTTGTCGTGCTTTCTGGAGTCGCCGCCTCGATTTCTTTCAGCAATACCTCGTCGGAGACCTGACCCGCGCACCACGCGGCCACGCGGGGCGGCAAGCCGTTGATACCAACGGCCAACATCCGTTCGATCATGCGGTTGATCTCTTCGCGCGGACGGACACTTCGGCGGCGTTTATACGTCCTGGCAAGACCCGGCAGGAACTTTCCCTTGCCGCGCTGCCGTGCTTCCGCGATCTTGTCGGCAGCCGCGATCTGCTCGTCGAGTGACTCGATGCCAGCCAGCGTGTCCAGGTTCCACTGCGAGAGCAGGCCAGCGGCGGCCTTCTGCTGAATGGCCTCGGGCATCCGCAACAGCCGCACGCGGACCCAGACCCATCGCGTGTCCCGCTTTAGCTCGCGGGCCGCCTCCCGCACGCTCGCACCGTTGGGATAAAGGTTCTGAATCGCACGGGCCTCTTCCAGGATGTTCAGGCTCTTGCGGTGCAGGTTCTCGACCAGGTTCAGCATCCGGGCTTCATGGTCGCTCAAACCCTCGCAGACGTAGGCCGGTATCTCCATCCATCGCAGGAACTCGGTCACGGCCCGGAAGCGGCGGTGCCCAACGATCAGGCGGTATTGGCAGCCAGATTCTTGCGCCCAGGGTTGCACGGCGACCGGGCAGATCAGCCGCCCTGCCTGGGCGATGCTCTCAGCCAGTTCTTTGACGGATTGCAGCGTGAACTCGCCACGACAGTTGAAGGTGGCATCACAGTAGATGGTCGCCGCCGGGACGGGATACGCCTGGTACTGTTCCAGCGGCTTCATCGCAATACACGGGAGAACAACACAGGCCGGTTATCGTGCCGCCACTCCCAGACGGCTGCATCGCCGTCGTCGTTGATCCGCACGAAGGTATCGTTCGTCCTTGCCCAGGTGCCGGTGTTGAAGTGGTAGTCGCCGATGCAGCCCGGCTCGTGCGTGTGACCGTAGACCACCACGTCGGCCCCGGCCTCCTTGCGATACGCTTCCACGCCGTCGAGCATTTCATCCATGCGGCCGTGCTGGAGGGTCAACTTCCGCCAGAGGATCAAGGCCCCTTCCAACGTGCCGACGAACTGGTCTTCCACGGCATGATGATTCGTCGAAAACGGCCCACGGTTGCGGTCTTCCAGCAGCCCGGAAATGATTGCCGTAATCTCGCCGGTGCCAGGGTTGGCGTCGCGGCAATACGGGTCGGACTCGTGGCCGTGGAGAAAGGCGAACTGCCGGCCGCCGATGGTCGCCTCGAAGGCCCTGGACATTGCGGGCAAAGTGAGGCCCTGCAATTTGATGTTGCTGCCGACGAAATCGGTCAAAGCGTTATCGTGGTTGCCGACCACCCACAAGGCCCCCAGCGATCCGAGGTGAGCCAAGCGTGCCAGCAGGTCTTGATAGGCACGAATCGACCGACTCAGGTTCACTTGCCACCAATCGAACAGGTCGCCCAGGACATACAGTAGGCCGCCTTCGGCCTCCACGTAGTCCAGGAACCTGTGGAAGCGGGCCTCGCGGCCTTCCACGGCGAAGTTGTCGCGGTAGCCTCGGTCGCACAGATGCAGGTCACTCACACAGAAGATAGGCATTGGCTGTCTCCAAGATTGAGGCTGTAGCGGCTGGACTCGAACCAGCGACCCGGTGCTCAACAGGCACCCGCTCTGCCAACTGAACTACGCCACAACGGCTCTCACCGTGGCCGCGAGGCCACGGTGAGGGTATCGTTGCCACGCATGGTGGCTCGACTATGCTCCGTACTCGTCCTCCTCGTCCTCCTCGTCTTCGTCGTCCCAGTCGTCGTCTTCGTCCTCCCACTCGTCGTCATCGAGATCATCGTCGTCGTCAAAGTACGGATCGTCTTCGTCGAGGTCGTCTTCGTCCGCGAAGTCGTCGTCCCACTCATCGTCTTCACCCTCGAAGTCGTCATCCCGATCCTCGGGCAACTCAGGGTAGCGCAGGTTGTCGGCGGGCATGGGTGTTTCCTGTTGATGAAGGGGCTATTTGCTGCGGCACTCTCCGCAGCACTCGCGGGTTCGGTTGGCCGCACACAGCGCGTCCAAGAGACGCAGGGTGCTGTCCAATGCAGCGGTGAAGGTGTCCACGATCACGTCGTTGACCCGGTAGCACCGGCCGAACCACATCTTCCACACGGCAAAGTGGATTCGGCCGTACTCGTCGCCGTAGAAGGTCCGGTAGGTGCAAGGGAAAAGTTGCCAGAAACACCAGCACAATTTGCTCAGCACGGTTGGATCTCCAGCTTGTTGAAGGCGATGGCCCGCATATCGGCCAAGTGACGTTCCACGGCATCCAGTTGCCCGGCGCTGCTCTCGCCCTGGGTGGGGCGCAGCCCGCAGTTCCAGAGCATGTCCATTAGTTCCTGGGCCTCGGGGCCGTGGAGGCAGAAAGTCGGGTTGACCTGCGCACCTTCAGGAATCTCGACGAATTGCAGCGGGCCGCAGACTGCTCGCGGCTTGCCGCTGACGTGGTGAAGCAGCATGAACTCCACCTGCTCGCTCCACGGGTCTTTGTGCGCGACAAGCCGCAGCAGGTCGTAAAACTGGTCCAGCTTACGCATGGTCTTCTCCCGCATAGCGGTGCCACAATCGGTTCAAGGTCTCCTCGACGCCATAGAGCGAGTAGACCAGCGTGTGCGGCTCGCCGAAGGCAAACAGCAGACGGTAGACGCATTGCGGCTGGTCGCGCATCCCGATGTAGCGATTGCGATGCGCCAGGACTCGCTCTTGCCCGTCCACAGGACCGCCGATGAACAGTGCTCGGTATCTCACCGTTGCTGGACCTCGCTCAAAACGTCCAGCCCGTCACTCAGGCAAAAGTGCAGTTCGTCAAAGCTGGCCATGACGATCTGCCCTACTGGGAAGACGACTCGTGCCATGTCACCGTCACGTTGGATCATTTCCTCCGTGACGTTCCACTTCTCGACGCACTCGCCGTCCCGGTGATGCTCGATGGTGCATGTGGTCATAAGCGTCTCGCAGGTCTACAGGTGAGCAGGCTTCCCAGAGCGGCGTGCAATGGCGAGGGACTGCTTGATGGCTTTCTTCTTGGCGGCCTCACTGCTCGCGGCATTGCCGGGCGTGTAGGTGTACTTGGCACCCGTTGTGCCGTATTGAAACGCAGGCGTCCCGTTCTTCGTTGTGCGATGGATCGGCATGATCTACTCCGGGTCAGATCTTCAGTGGCCCCACATCGCGGCCACCGTCGATCAAATAGCGCGTGGGGCCGTTCTTCTCGTTCTCGTGGCGCAGCTTGCAGTTCATCCGCCAAGTGATGCCGTGCTTCGGATTGACGCCATGAAGCCACTGAGACGGCTCGCGGTAGCCGGACAAGGAGTTGTAGGCGAAGGCGTCGGTGCCCACCCATGACCCGTTGACCAGCAGTTCGCCATCCACGTCGGACAAGACGCTGGCGGCATGATGATGGCCGACACAGAAATAGCGGCAACGCTGGGCACCGGCCGCCGCGCCCAGGGCGATCAGGCCCTTTTGCCGCCGGACCATGCCGTACCACGGGATGCCCAGGTTGGAGCGAACGTCGTCGCCGTGCGCGATGTTGAAACCGACGCCGTTGATGTTGACGTTGGCGCTCCACGCATCGGGAATCGTAAAGTGGACGTTCTCCACGCCACGGCAATGCAGACGAGCGACCTCACCGACCAGGTAATCCCAGTTGTCGTGCGCGCCGAGATAATCCTTCTTGGGAGTCCGTCGGCCGTGGTTGCCGGCCAAATACAAGACGTGGACCTCCTCGAAGTGCGCGGCCAGGTCGCGGTACATCAAGGCGTGCAACTGGCCGATGGCGAGGCAATTCTTGAACTGGTTGCGGTAGTACGACCGCTCGCACGCCTTGTGGATTTCGCCGCTGGTGAAGTCGCCGTAGGCCAGCACCCACAGAACGGGGAAATAGAACGTCGGGGCCAGGGTGTCCTGGGTCCATTCCACGACCGTGTTGACGTACCGCTCGGCACGACAACACGAGACAGGAAAGTCGTACTCTTCCAGCCCGCCGACCTGATCGGGAACCACGACCTGATCGTGGTGGCCGTCCGAAAGGTGCATGACACAGTGCTCGACGATCTGCGCCTTGCGGCGGTACTCAAAGGCCGGCGGCAACGGCTCAACCGGCTTGATGCGTTGTTCCATTTCCGCAACGACGGCCTTGAACAGGCCCGCGATCTTCGCCCCGGCCTTGACCTTTTGCCGTTCACGGTTCCGCTCCTCGGTCAGGTGGACGATCTCGGCCTCCAACTCCAAGACCCGCTTGTCGGTCGGGTCGTAGTCTGGGAGGTTCTTATGCTGGCCGCCGGCCCGCCTGGGCGTCGGCGGCTGGCCGCCCGGCCAGTCCACGTCTTTGTGGACCCGGCCCGTTGCAATGTCTGAAACCACGGAACGGCTGATCTTGAACCGTTTGGCGATCTCGGGTTGCGTGACGCCTTCGACGATGGCGGTCTTGATCTTCTCAACCTTCTTCTTTGTCAGCTTCATGGTCTCTCCGTATCGCCCTCGCCGGTTGGTGGTGTAAGAGAGGCCGGGTGGCGCTGCCCGCCGCCACCCGGCTCAAGTGCTGTCGGTCACAAGAGGCAAAGCAAGGGGCAGAACAAGAGGGACGGCCTCAAGAGGACCGACGGCCCGCGCGGTTGAACAGTCGCTCGACCCAGTTGATAGCGTTGTCGAAGTTGAATGGCGGCTTGAAAGCGGGCGGCTCGTCGGGGCCGGCGACCGGGTTGCGGTCGGGATAGCCGCCCGGCGACTGGCCGGCGTCTTCCACGGGGATCGCGTCGATCTCCTTCAAGCTGGGCATTGGCACCGTGGGGTCGATAGCCCACTCGATCTTCGACTGCTTCGCCCAGGCATGGATGCGCCGCACCGGGACAATGAAGTTGAAGCCCTGCAACTGCATGACGCCCTGGGTCAACATGCCGATGTACAGGCCGTCGTCCTTCAAGTACATGCCGCCGCCGGACGAGCCGGGAAACGAGACGGTCGTGACCTGATCGAAGACCTTGACGTTGGCACCCCTCATGGGCAATGTGCGTCCTACTTGGGAGAGCACGCCGGTTGTGTAGCTGTTGGCCCCGAACTGGCCCAGGAGACTGCCGCAATGACTCAGATCGACGCCGATGGGCGGGATGTAGTTCGGGTCTTTGCGGAACTTGGCGCAGACGTTCAGGGGGTACGCCCCTTTGCAGCGGACCATGAGCACCGCCAAGTCTTCACCGTAGTCGGCATCGCTGACCTTGATGATCTTGCAGTCGTATTTGACTTCGCCCACGCGGCGGCCGTCTTGCTGCCGCTCCTGGACGATCTCGGCGTCCTTGTACTCGACGAGAATTTTCGGGGTTCCTTGCGGTGTGACCACGGTGCGCGTGGTGCGAAGGCCATCGACGACATGCGCGGCCGTCCAGATGAAGGTCACGGTATCGTCGCCCACCTGCCGAGTTACGAGGGTGCCGGAGCCTTGGGCGCGGCCGGCCTTGATGGTGACGCTCACACGCTGCAAATCATCGGGCACACCGGCGACCGCCGGAGCGACCGCCAAGGCGATCAGAGTCAGGGCCAACAGCACGTACTTCATCGTTGCAACTCCAGGGGTTAGAAAAGGTCTTGCAGATCAATGCCAGACTCGTTGCACTCCGCCGAGGTCGTCCCAGTCATCGAACTCGTCCGGGACGTACTCGAACGGATCGTCGAAAGGCCCTTCCGGCACGCGGAGGATTTCGACTTCGATCATGCTCTCGTACTCAGGCTTCCATTCCAGGAAGGCTCGGGAGATGATGTCGCAGGCCCGTTCACACGTCTCCCAGCCGTCCACACTGACTTCCGCTTCAATTACGTTGTCGTCGCCGGGATCACGGAAGGTCACGGCAAGCAACGAGTCCTCGAAGAGTCGCCATAACTTTCGCCGTACCCGCTGGGAAGACGGAGGATAGTTCCATCGCCCTTTGGACAACACAATCTCGCACGCAACAAAACTCACGGCGTCACTTCCTCCACCGACATTTCGCCGTCGTCGCCAGCGTCCTTCCAATCGACGCCCTCAAGGATTTCGCCCATCGTCATTAGCTCCAACTTCCGGTTGGCGCGAATCACGTCGAGCACGCGGCTGTCGCTCGGCAGATGGATAAGGTCCACAATGGTGCATCCCAGGTTCTCGTCCATGCCCTTGCGATGGATGCGGTCCTCGCTTTGCACGCGGTATTCGGGCTTCCAACTGTTGGACCAGTACACCGCCATACGGGCCTCCACCAACGTCAAGCTCATTCCGCCCGACTCGGGGTTGGCCACGAAGGCAACCTTTCCGTGGCCCTCCACATTTGCCCAGTAATCCAGCGGCTCTTCCTCGGTCGCCAGCGTGCCATCCGGGCTGTCGCTCTTGGCACGGAACACTTGGAAGTTCCCCTGGTCGCACCGCACCACGTCCCACTTTTCCTTGAGGCACAGCCTGATGATGCGATCCACGGAACCCGTGAAGCCGGCGAAAATCACCAGCCGCCCGACTTCCTCGTTCTCGTCCAGAAGCATCTTCAGGGCGGCGTCCTTCGGGCACGGGACTTCCCGTGTCACGCGGACCATCCTCGGTACTTCCCGCTTGCCGCCGCACGCCGGGCAAGGAACGGTCTGCTTGACTAACCGGGCCTTCAACTCTGGGTCTAGCAGGTCGATGGCCTGGTAGGCGGCCTCGGGATCGTCCGGGTCCACCCATTCCGCTGCCGTGCCGTCCGTGCAATGCGTGCATTTCGTTACACCATCCTGCTGTTCGCGGTACTGGAATCCGTCGCTCAATTCCCGCAGCAGAGTCATGCCGGTGACGGCATTGGGGGCGGCGCTGACAAGGGCCTCGGCTACGCGCAAGGTGCTGGCGGTCGGTTTGCAGACGATCTTGCGGTATCGCTTCTCGGGCAGTTGCAGGCAGTCCTTCTTGTGTTTGATGACGACCAGCCCTTTGAGCCGGTCGTAGAGATAGGCAACTTCGTTCGTGCTCGGGACGAACTTGTGGTAGTCATCAGGTTCCGTTAGGCCATCCAACTCGTGCGGTCCCTCCTCGAATGCCTCTCCGCACTGGGCGCATTTCCGTTCGTCGTCCTTCCAGCCGATCCGCTTCTTGAACTTGCCGGCATCGAACTGCTGCTCGACCATGAAGGCCAGCCGTTCTTCCATCGCCCTGCGGCTGCCCTCTTTCAAGAAGCCCGGCCAGGCAATCTCGCACTGGCTCCACCAGTCGCATGGCGTCTTCGGCGACGGCGTGCCAGACATCTCGATCACGTAGCCCTCGTGGCCATACTCTGCGCGGATCAGGTCCGCGAGCTTCTGGCAGGCTTTGGAGCGTTGCGAGGTGTCGTTCTTGCACCGGCTCGATTCATCGGCCACGAAGCACCGAGGCAAGGTCTGCGAACCGTCCCACTCGTCCATCACGCGGACTAGCCCCTCGTAGGTGAAGAACTCGACCTGGATGCGGTCGAAGGGGAAGCCCCACAGCTTGAACTCGCGCTTGATGTTTGGGATGCTGGTCTTTGGGCCTGCCCACCACACCAGATCGACGCCCGACTTCTCAATCACCATCTGGGCGGCCAGGGTCTTGCCGGTGCCCATTTCGGCACCGAATATCTGGTAGTGGTACGTCAGGCCGGCGTCGGCCAGGTCTGCCTGATGCGGCATGAAGGTCTGCGGTACGCCGCCGCGCGTCAGCGACCGGTACTCGTGACGCAGAAGCGGGCGGTCAAACCAGGCGTAGACATCCTCGCCGCAGAGATAGCCGATCTGGAAACGGTTGCGCTGGCAGTCGTCCACGGACCACACTTTGATCTTGGCGTACTCGCCCTCATCGTCGTAGCCGTGGAAATGCGCGCCGCGCATGGCCTTGACTTCCGACATCAATCCGTAGCGGGTCTTCGTGCCGACCTTGCCGTCCCAGAAGTAGATGCGGCCATCCTTCTTCTCCAACAGCACAGGCACACGAATCCGCGTGCCGCTGGATGTCTGGGCTTCGATTTTCACGGACTCAAGCGACATGCAATCTCCCTCGGGCGATCTCGCAGTTGTGTGCGGTCAACTCGACGCCGATGCAACGGCGGCCAAGGCTTTTGGCGGCCAAGAGCGTGGTGCCGCTGCCGGCGAAGGGGTCCAGAATCACGCCGCCATCCGGGGTCGAGAGCAGCGTCAACAGGTACTCCATGAGGGCCAGGGGCTTAACGGTCGGATGGTCGTTGCCCGGCCCGCGCTCCGTGCGTGTCGCTTTAGCACAGTAGAAAAACCGGCTCGCTCCGCCGGAGTCGCCGTAGCTGATCTGCACATCGCCCGCCTTACCGAGACGGCCGTGGTAGCCGTCGCCGGATTTCGTGCGGACGCAGTTGGTGCCGCTCGTAAGCGTGCCCGCTTGAGTGTCCAGTTGAACAGCCGCTTCCTCGTCCAGCAGTAAGTTCGCCGGCCATCGCCCGCATTCCGACCCGCCCAGAGGCGAGCGGTTCGTGCTGGCCCAGCCGGCGTCCGTCAAGCTGTCCCCGCGAGTGCGTATCGTGCTCTCGTTGCCGATGCGGGAAGCCTGAATGTTCATGCCGGCCACGCCCCAGGTCAGGGCGTTGTGGGCAATCGTGCCGTCCAGCGGCTTCATCGCCAGGACGATTGGCTCCCAGGCCGGCTTCAACGCCATCGCCCAGCCGGTCCACTTCGCGCCCTCGGGAGTCGCCGGTGCCGTTATCTGCGCGGCGCGAAGCCGAGCATCCGTGCCAGGGGCATGAAGTCCGTTGCCGCCGCCGTAGCACCCGTTTCCCTTGCCTTCGTGCAAGTGGTAGCCGGGACGATCCAACTTGTCGCCGATGATTTCGCGCTTCGCGCCTTTCGACTTGTCGATCAGTTTGCCGATGTCGCCGCACTTGGGCATCCCCTGCCCATAGAGCCACATCAGCGCGTCCCGAATCTCCCACCCGGCGTCCTCGATTGCGCAAGTCAGCCGGTGATAGGTGCGTGTACCGCCAAACGCCAGCAGGAGGCCGCCGGGTTTCACAACGCGCAGGCAGGCTTTCGCCCAACGATTGTGGAAGAGGTAATCCGGTTGCCGCAGCGGATCGAAGTCGCCATCAGCCAAGTCCTGATCGAACGGCCGCAGCGTCTTCATCTCCTCCCACAAGGATTCCATTGCCGAATTGTCGCGCGGACCACACCAACGGTTGCCACGCGGCGTTGTCGTCCAGACGTTCAGGGCTCTGCGCCACAGATCGTATTCACGTTGCTTCTTCGCATAGAGTGGCGTGCCGTCCAACAAGCGGGCGATCTTCCAGCAATCCTCGCGGGAGTGGACAACCCACTTCACGGCTGGTCCACTATTCACAGCGCGCGACTCAGCCGGAATGTCCTGCACATTCCCTGCTTCGATGCGCCGAGCTAACGCCCGCAGCAGCGGGCCTTCATCGGCACGCATCTTGATGTTGAACTCACAAGCGTAGTAGGTTCCGTCCTTTTCACGGTGGATTCGGAAGCACGCCTCCCCGGCAACCAAACCGGCGAACCAGGACCGAAATACCAACTCGCTTGTTGGGATGTCGCCGCCAGCAGCGTCCCAATCCTTCTCCATAAAGTTGAGAAGGTAGGGTG